CATCAGGTCCCGCCACTCTCCACTCTTTCCAGAGAGCGATCCGTACAAGCTCCAGGTGAGCTGCATCAGGGCCCGGAACTGGCCTCCGACGCCGTACCAGCCACCGTTCACGAAATAACTCAGGAACCGGCGCCCGTTCAGTGGGTTGAGGCCAGGCTTGATGTCCTTCTCCCAGTCCTTTCCCATCGCAAAGCCGGTCGTAATGTATATGGATGTGATACCCGCTGCCAGCCTGGAAAGAGCCAAGAAAGCACGGCGCTGTTGTGCGTTAGCCCCGGTACCCAAAGCTCTAGCCGCCACGCCGCCAACAACCGGGATATCCCCTACAGGGACGTTCCTTCCCACGGCGCCTGCAGGCATCTTGTATACCGCAGTCAAAGCGCTATGAGTCACTGCAACGGTCGATCGCAAGAGCCTCGGTGAGAACGCCAGCCACATACTCTCTATGGCACGTTGGTTCGCAGTCACTCCCAGTCTCTTGGAGTCCAGGGCACCGGTCATATTCCTGATGTGAGAGTACATCGCATCATTAGTACCGTCCCAGCTTTCCTCTACCGCTTGCTTCAGCAGCACACGACCGTAACCAAGAGCTCCCTGGTACGCTGCCTGGGCACGACCTACGGTAAGTTGCATCCCTCCTCTAGTCAGGTGCTGGACGCCTCTGAACCACTCGTATGCTTTCTCTTCTGTAGCCCCCATCGCCGGGCGAACCCTCTGGTACTTCTTGAACACTTCTTCGATGTTGATCCCCTTGCCGGGGGTCATCATCGCAAACACCTCCGGGTCTCCTATCGAGACACCGTTCACCGCCAGGTCCCAGTAATCGTTCAGGTTCCAGCGGACCAGTTTCGACTGCATACCAGGGGCCAAGAACGCAACGTAGTGGAGAGCCAGGGCCTGGGCCCACTTCGCGGGGTTCTCCCCGAACAACGGCATCAAGTGGGTAAAAGGCAGCACTGCATCAAAGGTCGATGTCGCGGTACGGATCACGTTGGCAGGCTGCTCAAAGAGGACCTTATACATGAGACCTGCCTGTTCCTCTCCTCCAACCACCGTGGTGATGACTTCCTGGACCGACTTGAAATCTTTAGAAAGAGAGAACTTGTTCTTGAACTGGTTAGCACTGATCTTGTAATCGCCCTCTTCCATCAGTCCGCCGAAAAGAGAGAGGCCGTCACCGCGCAAAGTTATTTTCTCAGCTTTCTTGATCTTGTCGACAGCCTGCCGGTACATCTCCCTGGCTTCATACCAGGAATCACGCGCCTCGCGCTCTGCTATCTTCAGCCGTGCTATGTTTTCGGCCATGCTGGTGCGTATACCCTCTCGCTGCAGCCGCATGGCTATCTGGGCCTCCGACAGGATATCGTCAACCTTGAGGTTGATATTGATATCAGCCATCAATTTCCCGATACGGGACTGTAGCTCTTCTCCCTGCAACCCTCGTACTGCAGCTCTCACAGCCTTCTTTGCCGCTTCCCACTCACCGAACTTGGCACCTCTGAGAGCGATCAACTGTGGGTTGGTAGCGGCCAATATGTCTTTATAACCGACCACCGCCCCCATGCCTTCCAGAAGATCGTTGAACTCTTTCATCCGTATCTCACGGAGGGCCTGGCGGATGTGCAGCTCCATGACCGCCCGGGGATCGGTCTGGAAATTCACGTTGAAACGCTGCCATATTTCGGTAGCAGTCAGGTCAAGCCTGGGCATATTGGGATCTGACGGCCTCTCAAACTCTGTGACACGTTTGTCCGCATCAATGAAAGAAACGGCCTTCCTGGGCACAAAGAACACGTTCTCAGGGCGTCTCTTCTGCCTTGCTGGCAGCCCGAAAAGCTCACGTATGCGCTCGACCTCATCGTCGATCACAAAGAGGTAGTCAGCGATCAAACGCCTGTGGCCCTCGTTCACCAGACCGGCATACTTGGTCTTATACATCGAGAAGACGTCGTACCAGAGCGGCCTTGGACCCTGGGTGACTTCGTCCCATTTACCGTGCATCCACTGGCCGGTCCGCCAGTTGATCGGCAGGTTCATCTTGCCGGTCAGGACGTTCGCATGAGCGTCAAAGGCCATAGATAGTGCCACGTTGATGTACGAATCGTCTTCGACCTGGGTCTGGAACAACCGCGTGACTAGCCGTGCGACCGGGTCTTGCTTGCGGACGGACGGGTTCATGGCCCTAAACAGGGGAATCCATGTAAACAAGAACTGGGTAAGCTCGTCCGCTTCAGCCACCTCGTGCAGATAATCTTCTATACCGCGAGGAGCAGCCAAATAGATACCACCATCGTTACCAGGAGAACTGAAGAGGCCCTTCAAGCGGCCAAGGATGCCTGGCGGTATCGGCGGCGCCTGGGGATCAACCCCACCAACCCCGGCCCATGCAGCATCAGGGCCTATATCACGGGGCTGGTTGGGTATCTCCCCGGCAACCCCGTCTCCGAGGTCTGCGGCCCAGCCACTGGAGCCACCACCGCCCACTGGCTTACTGGGATCGTGGCGGTAGATGTCCACGTACCTGTCGACATCACCAGGGTCTACGCTGACAGATACCTGTCTTACGACCCTTAGCGGGTCTCCAGACGGATGCAGCTCGTCCAGGTTGAGCATGAACCCACTGACACGTTCGACCCTGTAGAGAGCAGCGCCATCAGTCACCAGGTCCCCACGGTTAAGGTCAGTACCATTGTATTGACGCGCAGTCGTGCTGTCGTACCTGAGAGGCCCGTCTACGTGCTGGCCCTCGTTCGCTGCCATCACCTCTGGCAACCCATCGTCCATCAACATCTGGCCGTCGGTGACTAACTGTATGTTCTCCTGGCGGATGGCCTCTTCTTGGGGGTTGATAAGTCCTTGCGGTTTGGCAACGTCGGTGCCGCCGATGATCATCTCTACTTGCTGGCCGGGTACCTCAAAGCCCTCCAGGCCGGTCTGCACAGCCGTCCTGGGGGCCATAGTGGGTCCAGTCTCAGGGGCTGCTGCAGCGGGAGGCTCCATTTCCGCTAACAGTGTGGCTTTCTCAGCATCTAACTTATCCATCTGCCGAGTAAGGCTATCAAATGCACTACTTTTGATAGGAGGAGGAACCATGCCCTGCCCAGGTCTACTTTGGCGAGCTAATAGGGCCTTGGCCCGGGCATCCAATGACGCCAGCTCTGCGTCTATTTCTGCAATTCGCACAGAGTGGTCAGGCAGAAGGCCCGTCTCCGGGACTGGGGCTGCTGCAGCTCCCCGGACTTGCGTGCCACCCCTCGGCGGGTCCAACGTGAACACCTGAGTCTCATCAAACAGCTCTCGTATACGTTTAACGCTCTGACCAGCATCGTTGGCGTCAGCATACCGGGGCACGTTCACGATGATGCCATCATGCCCCCCAGAGATCATTGCCTTCTGTAGATCAAGCACCCGCTGCCCTGGAATTAGGGAAAGACTTTCCTTCATTCCTATTGCTGCCTGAAGTTCAGGAGTTGAAGTAATAACCAACGGATTATGAAGCGTCAGTTCGTACTGAGTCACATCAGGGCCATATTTCGACGCAGCGTCCGCTGATAGGGCACCGTAGAAGCCATCTCCCAGGATCGGACCCGTTACCCCTCTGGCATACACTTCCTCTCTCGTAGCTCGTCCGCTACCAGAGAAAGTTGTTATTGTTACTGGCTTACCAGTCTCGGGCGCGCTTCCATCGGCCATCCGCCATATATCAGCACCTGTATCCTGCGCTGCCCATTCACTAGCCGACATGCGCATCTCTTCCAGGTCCTTAGCGGTGGGAGTATACGAGGAAGCTGGAGCAGCCCTGGTGGGCACAGTAGGGTCAACAACAGGGGCTGCGCCGCGTCGAGCTGCAGTGACCTCTTCCCAGTATTTGTCACTGATCCTATTCACAGTCCACTCGTCTGCAGGATAAATCGTCGCAGACACGGCTTGGCCAGTGTCGCCATCGACCAGACGGATCATATGGTCAGGTTGGCCCTCGTCTGCGATATAAAGCTCATAGCGCACATTGGGGTCCACTGTTTCTACCGCATCAACAGTAGTCATGGAACTGCGTGGCCCAACGGACTGCTTATCGCCAAATTTGGGAGCTACCCCGGGAGCTGGGGCTGCTTCTGCTGGGGCTGCTTCTGGAAGTCCTTCTTCCAGGTCACGGTACGGGAACCTCTGTCTGGGATTGTAAATTTCAGAAGTTCCACCGAGAATACCGGGACGTTTCTGAATTACTAAAGCAGCCCTTTCCTGGCCCGCTGAATAACCCTCTATATCTGCAATGACACTATTTTCAATATTATCTAATTCTATTTTTGTCAGTGGTCGATCAAGAGTATCTTCAATATCATAAAGCCGTTGAAAAGCCTCTTTATCAGATAAATCGATTAACACTTGCACAGAATTGCTTGGCCCACCTTTTGCAACGGGCAGCCGCGCCTGAATCGCATCTTGTCTAAACTTCTTACCTCTATCTGAGAACCTGGACTGATTTAGAAGAGCATAATATCCGGTGCCTTCCGAAAGTTCACCCCGATACATCGGAGGGACTTTCATAGTATTCGCAGCCTGATCGAGATACTGGCCCATCTGGCGGGCAATCTGGTGGCCAATCAACTGCGCCTGCGCCCAATCGATCCCAGTCCCCTCCCGAATCCACTCCATCGCACTGGCCTCAGCACCGCCTAATGTTCTCATCCTTCTATTGAGGGCATCATATTCTTGACCAACATTACGAACCATATAGAAGGCTTTATCCAGAGGGTCTGCGAACTCCACCACAGCACTGCCTCGTAGATCCGGGTGTCTGGCTCCTATCGTGGGATCCGCAACTTGTTGCGGCGGGGGAGCAGTAGGACCAGCAGGCATGACTACCTCCCTTCCAGTAGGAACAGCAGCTACAGGCGCTTCTGGTGGCAGGTCTTCCAGCCGTACTCCGGGGGTGGTGCCGATACCAGAGATTATGCTGTCCAGTTCGTCCAGCAAACGCGCAGGGTCCAGGTCTTTGATGCCGATCAAGATATCGATGGAATCAGAAAGATCAGCTTCCGCAGCCAGCACCGTCAGCTCGTCAACGGTCTCATCGAACCGTGCAAGGAACTCTTCACTCAGGAAACCTGGACGCTCATGCGTCTCCTGCGCCACCATGTCCCGCAAGAAACGGAGCATGTCCTCTGGATGCTCCACCAGGGCCGCCAGCTCTTCAGGAGAAGCTCTACCCGCAGCAGCCTCGGCGCGACCCTTTAAGACCTGGCCAGCCGGGGAGTCATTGAGCCTTACCAGTTCCTCTTCTTGCAACCTCAACAACCGTTCGTACTCCGCAGTACCCTCTACACGACTGTAGATCGCCTTGATACGGGCGAGGACATCGTCTAAATAGACCTTCCCCGCTGCGTCAAGCCCAGCGTTGAGGGAGAGCGTCTCGTTCCACTCAGAAGCCTTATCGTCCAAGACGTCATACTTGACCGTAGACTTATTTCTTGGCCTTCCTTCCCGGAATGAACCAGGGAAAGTCCTTTCAGCCCAATCGACCAGCCGTGCCGCGTAGCCCTTGCCAGGAGCTGGCTGCGCACCAATAAAAAACTTGATCAAAGTAGATGGAAAAACTCGTTCAGCGTTGTTCTCTATCTCAAAGAACAAGTCTCGCCACTTGACCCGGCTCTGACGGGACTTACCGATGAAATCCAGCAACGTTTGCGAGATATCAGAGAGGTCAGCACGCGCAGTCAGCTCTTGTATCGCTTCTTCGACCACACGGATCTCAAAAGCTACCTCTTCCGGGACATCAGAGATAACTCGTACCCGGGGAGCAGCGGCGGCAGGAGCTTCTGGTTCCACAACTCTAACCCGGGGAGCAGCGGCTTCAGGGACTACGGAAGCGGCAGTGACCGGGACATCGGCTGCTTGCTCTGCAGCTAACTTGACCCGTGCACGGTATTCAGAAACGAATATCTCGTTATCATTGACGATACGCTCTCCCAGGCCGACCCTGGACGCATCATCAGCCAGCTCTTCGGGCAAAAGAGTGATCTTAAACTCGCCGGTCTCGGGATCGATGTAAGCGAACTTGACTTCTCCCGGCTTCGCCCGGGCGGTCAAGTCAGCTACCTTCTGGGCAGCGGCATCGACCTCTCCAGTGTCTACATGGCCGGGTCTTTCTATGACCTCTCTGGCTGCCAGCTCCTCCGGGGTGATAGTCACCTTCGGGATGTTCGCTGCTTTAGTCTTGAAGAGGAACTGCTTAGCCTTGAAAGGTATCTTAGCGCCCTTCCATATGCCTCTTAGAGCAAGTCCAAACAGGTTATCTAAGACCGGGATCGGGATAAGATTGAATGGAGACGCCAACCCGAAAGCCGCTGACTGCTTCCAAGACTGCTCTGCAGTCATCTCGGCCAGGTCTTGGACCATCGTGTTGAAGTTAGCAGGGCTGAGCACATCGCCGTAACGGCCATCCAGCCACTGGCCCACCGGAGTAACCGAGATAGCAGCCTCACGGGTCTCTTCTATGCGCTCTTCACCACCCGGAGTCAGACCCGAAGCAGCAACGGCCATCGGGCTAGTCCAGGCTTGCTGGGCATACTGAGGCACGATTCCGGTATCAGTGATGTCCAGGACGTTCATCACCTTCATTACATCGCCAAGTGCCAGCTTTCCAGCTTTTTTCCAGCCTTCGACATCAAAGGGACTCCATTTGCCCTGGGGGAATATCCCACCAACTCCTGATGCCCAGTCGAGGAATCCACCTTGACCTTCTGGCGGAGGGGCTGTTGGCGATGGAACGGGTTGCACTGGTTGTTGAGCAACCGGGGCCCCAGCGGTCTTACGGAACCTCTGTTCCCATTCCTCCCAACCAGTAGATACTCCAGGAGCCTGCAGCACCTCACCCTGAAGCTCTGCAGGGGGTCCAAAGCGAGCTGGATCAGCGGCGCCTAACGAGAACTGGGAAGGCGCGTAAGTGACCGGCTCCACCGGCTCCACCGGCTCCACCGGCACTTCAGGCGTAGTGGGAGACTTCTTATATTTCTTTTCCCATTCTTCCCAGAACTTATTATCTTGACCCACAACCCATCACCTAGATCACAGATAGGAATACTGAACACGAGGAGCAAAGCTACCTAACGTCCGCCCGGTCATCTCGGGCGGCAAAGCGGAATAACGCTGCGTGAATGGGAACGCCTGCAAGAACTGCTGGAAGTTCTGTGCTGGCATCTGTCCGCCCTGGAGCGCACGCCCTTGCTTCCCCAGAAACTCGTCGTAGATGTTCTGGAACTGGCCCTGGAAGTACCTGCGAGATGCAGGACTGGTCCCGAACGGATTCCCGAACATCTCTGACTGGGCCATCCCTGGCTTAGACCGGCCTGTAGCACCAGGCGTCTGGTCTCCCAGCATCGCTAGATAACTCATCTGCGGCTGGGCGGTCAGCGCCTCGCCGCTTATGAACGCTGCGAAAGGGTTAGTAGCCATCTATCAACTCCTAAGCTGGCGGCGTCCAGCCCTGTAGACTGGGTAAGAGCCCCTGGATACCGGCGAGATTCTGCTCCATCGCCCACGGCAAGAACGCACCACTTGGCTCCTGGTACTGGTAACGCTGCGCTGCCTGCTGTATCTGGTCCATCAGAGCGGCCCTTACCTGTGGAGCCCCTGCAGTAGCTCGATAGAAAGGGTTCTTAAACGCTTCCAACTGGGCAGCAGGGTCCTGGAACAGACCTGCCATCTTTGAATAGACGTTGGCGTCCATGCCAGTAGGCATGGCCCCTGCTGGGCTACGCAGCACTCCAGCAAGCTGGTTCAAGAAACCCGCATAGTCCTGGCCCATCATCAGCGGCTGGGTGCCAGCCTGGACGTTCTGCAGCCAGCTTTTGACATCAGAGCCAATAGCTTCTTCTCCCGGGACTCCGTATGGGGTAAGCGCCTGCTGGGCCAAGTACTGCATCTCCAAAGGCGCTGCAGCCTGAGCATAAGCACTTTGGACCGCACGGCTTCCGCCATACCCCGGAAGTAACGAGGTGAAACCCGGATATATCTGGCTAAAGGGACGGAGAGTTTCCCACGTTCCGTATGGATCAAGGCCACCCATGTCGAACCCACCAGTAACTGGCGCAGGCGCTCCGGGAACAGCAGGAATCACCGGCGTAACGGGTGTAGCGGCAGCAGCAGGGGTACCTGTCCACGCAGGCATGGCCATAGCCGCGTCGTTGAAGGTATCCCAACCTGTTCCACCGAAATTCCCCTGGGTAGGGCTCTGCGTCCAGTTCAACAAGAACTCGTAGGCTTTTCTCCGGTCAGTGAAGTCCTGGCCGAACAGACCGGGCTCGCCGATCATCCAATCAGCGCCTTCGTTCAACATCGCAGTCAAAATATCGGCGGAAGAAGTGCCTAGATCGGACTGCTTCTTGTAGAGACCCGCCAGGAAGTCGAATATCTCTTTGTCCGTGCCCTGGAGCGGGGCTACCGCTTGCTGGAATTGAAAAGACGTCGTACCCAGCCCAGTGGTCGGTGGCCCACCGGTCAAACTTTCGCCTGCGGACCTGAGAGCTTCCTCGTAACCGTCAAAGAACCCGGAAAACCCACGTTCTGTGGCGATAGCCTTCATCAGGACATCGATCTCTGACCCACCGGGTTCATAGAAGTTCTGCCAGAGGTCGTATATCTGACGGAACGAATTATTTATTTCAGCAATATTCCCCGCGGCACCCCACTCCTGCATTTTTGCAATAAAGTTACCCAGCACGACCTTGGCTATGCCCATCTGCTGATGACGCTCCAACGTAGCTATCTCGCTCACGGAGAGGATCTCACCCGCATTTGCACGGGCCATCAAAGCCTCGGCTGGGAGAGCCGCTTTAGGGGCCCCAGAGGTTATTACTTCAGCAAGGGGAGCATTAGGAAGATCGCCCGAGGTATCTGTTGCTGCACCTCTCGCGAACAAGTCCTGCAAAGTCAGTGTTTGATCAGCAGACAGCACTCCTCCGCCACCACTCATAAGATTAAGGGCACCACTAGCTCCTGTACCAGCGGCCCCGATGGCCGTGCTAGTGTCAGTCGCGAGAGTGCCAGGCATATATTCGCCACCACTCCTAGTAAGACCACCTCCCCATCCTGCTCCCATCCCTGTAGGCGTTTCAACGCCCTCGCCCGGGAGTTGTATCTGCGTAGCTTGGTCCCTGGTGCCAGTGACTCCGCCAGCCTCCTCTGCCATAGCTAACGCAGCCGTGAGACCCCGAGTCTCGGCAATGAAATCGAATTGTTGTACTGATATCGGCATCTTCTAACCCCTCGGGCCGAACAGGCCCAGTCTTCTTAGTCTTTCCACCTCTGCCTGCCCACCAGGGCGAGGCGATCCTTCCGGTACGTTAGGCCCAGCCTGGGGAGTCGGCGCCGGTGGCGGCACTCCCAGGCCAGCGTTAGGCATCACTTCTGGCCTCAAAGTTGGCCCACCCGGACCCGGGGGAGATGGAGGCAAACCTCCAGGCCCGGGCGGACCAGCAGGAGAGCCGGGTCCGGGAGGAGACGCACCCGCCCCGGCCATCATCTGTTGCTGCATCATCTGCTTCTGCTGCATGATCTCCATCAACCCACCCATGTAGAACTGGGCCAGGTCAGACCTGCCACGTTCCTCAGTGGCCTTCATGATGGTCCACATGGCAGCCTCCGGGAGCATCCGCTCCGCCATCTGCTCCTTGATCTGGTTCTCTACCTCGTCCGCAGACTGGAGACCCAGGATCTCATCACGTATGGTACGGTCATCAAGGAGCGGCATCTGGCCCTCACGGGCCATCTGCGCCATGCTCATCTTGGACATCTCGTCTTGCGGCAGGTTGCCCACGAAATCGATCTCAGGAGAACCTACCCCTTCGATCATCTCGTAGGTGATCTCCTCGCTGAACCACTGCCGGTTGTTAGCAAAACCAGAGAGCTCGATAGCATCGAACGACCCAGTGGCATACTGGTCAGAGAGCAAGTTACATATCTGCGTGTAACAGGTCCTTAGAGCGTCCAGACGGGGCTCTAGCACTGTCTGGATGCCCTGCCTCAACGTGTTTATCGCAAACCCAGAAAGCTGGAACTGCAGCTCCCCATGCACCGAATGAGGCAACGACCCACGCTGTAACTCGCTTGAAACCAACCCCATGTAAGCCCCGGTCTCCCGGGCTATCTCAAGTAGGCCCAAAGGCTCCACGTTCTCGCCCTCTGCAAGGCTTATCTCGCTGCCAGCCTGGTAGGGGTCCTCGTCCAGGGACTTAGAACCGTCCCTAGAACGCACCAACACGGTCTGCTTCTGGGCCCGGGCCACCATCTCCATCATCACGGACATGGTGAAATTGTGCTTCTCGTACAATTCCCGGTTGGAACGGAAGAGACTCTCCCCATACTCAGAGATCATGTCCGGGTCCAAACGCCCGTTGAAACGCCCCTGAAGACGCGGCATCGCCCCTACCATCCCCAGGAACACCGGCACCCTGTCAGCGCCATGTTCCTGCGGCTTCTTGGCGAACTGGCCCTGGATGACCACGCAGTTCTGCTCACGGTCGTAGTAGTCATAGACGTCCAACCCGAACTCGTCCGGGTTCTGGTTGCCTACGGTCCACTCATCAAGCTCAAAATCAGGGTATTCAGCCCTGATCTCCTGCAATGTCCGCCTCATCTTGTAACAAGCCCAGTCCAGACCACGCTTACCAAGACTCCAGTACGTGTGCATCGGGTCCCACGGCTGCACGCTCACATACGTCGATTCGTCATCCTCATCCTTGGCGATCAATGCACGCCCAGCGAACCAACCACGCAAACAGATCATCGATGACAACGTCTGCTGCAACCTCGGCTCCAACTGGTTCATGGTCAACTCTTCGTCGACCGCCTTCAGAAGCCCGATCAAGAACCTCTCTTTCTGGTCGTTACGCTCCCGCTCCTGCAAAGCATCACCACGGTGAGGAACGCTCACGATCAACCTATGAGCTGCCATCCAACCGATGATCTTGTCCGCATAGGTCTGAGGCTCGTTGCTGGTATATGACTGATACCCATCTCCAGCATCAAAAGGAGTCAAACGATAAAGGTCATAGTCCTCTTCCATCCGCTGACGCAAAGCGTCAGTCTCATCAGCATGACGCTGGACGGCGTTCATGATCTCGTCAGGATCGCAATCAGCTTTAGCCATACATCACCAATGTTTAACCTTGATACGCTCACGATCACGCACCACCCCGTACCCGAAACGGTCCACGATCCCGTATATCAGCGCCTTTACCCCGTGATTATACTTGTCCTCCGGGCTCTGACCCACGATATTCCCATCACGGTCTGTCTTCCATTTGTAAACCCGCGTCTGACCATCAAAAGGGTTAGGCGCGGCCCCAAGCTCACTAAGTACCCCGATAGCCCGGGGAGATATCACTATCTTCGGCCTACCACTCAAAGGGTCAGGCTTGAAGAAACCCTTCAAACGCTCTGTACCCTCGTTGATACGCACCCTCTGGTTGGCCAGATACAACCCGGTCTCCTTCAACCACACCTCTGTCGGCGCCGCCATAGCCTGATGCTGAGTACCAGCCACATCAATCGCCCCATACTGAACGTCCTGCCACCACTCACGGGACTGGCACACTCTGATAATCTCGTCAGTAACAAGTCCTCGCTCGTAGACCTCATCGATCACCCTCACCTGCTCATCTACGATCTGCACCACCTCTACCGCATATGCCCCCGCATACCCGGGGTCCATCCATATGTGGACAGGCAAGCCGGGCTCGTATTTGACATCCTCCAGATGCAAGTCAGCACGAAACTCCGTGAACACCAACCCGGTCGGCGGACACGGGATACCCTCGATACGCTCCAGAAAGAACTCGTCAGGACTGTTATCCTTGAGAGCCATGATCTCAGGATCATCTTTACCACCAGGGTAAAGATGATGATTGCTCCAACTAGGTAACGTGAAACTCTGCTCATCACCCGCCCCCGCCTGCCACGCCGTCGCCAACTGCGGGTACCATCCCAACGACCCCTCCATAGTCCCACTCAAGAACATCCACCCCTTCTTCGGCGCCAAACGGCTCCGTATCCGGTAGAAAGTCTCATGGTCCAACTGACTAGCCTCGCATCCCACTATCCCGTTGGGCGCACGCATAGCCAGGGTGCGGGGGTCCTTGCCGCTCTTGGTCTCGATCCGCGTCCCATCTGCCAACACTATCCGCCCAGGATCAACACGCTTGCTAGACTCGGCAAGCACCCCCAATGCAGCGAAATCGCTCACCAAATAATCAAACTCAGCTCGCGTCCGCTCATAATCCGCTGCCACCAACCAGTACAACCCAGGCCCGTCTGTCTCCATGAAACGACTAAGCAGATACTTACTCGCAACCATGCTCTTCCCAGCCTGCTCACCACCACTCACCAACACGTACCGCTTACGACTACCCAAGATCCCACGTTGCATGTCTGTAGGCTCAAACTGCACCTTGCCAAACAAGTAATCAACTATCTCAGGTGCTAACGGCATCAGCTAATCTCCGTCGTTCCTTCAGGTATGCTCCACCCACTGATCTCAGCACCCATCTGACGCTTGATGAAATCCTGCACCGCCCCATCCCCCACATGAGTCAAGAAGATCGGCGTCCGCTCCCCTACATACTGCCCCTGGACGTTGAACCCAAAATGATCCAATGCGTCCGCATACGGGTCCTCACTCTCTCCATCTCCATTCGCCACCAGGATGTCCAATACCTTGTTCTCATCGTAAACAACCACCGGACCCACGTTGAACTGCCACCCAAAGCCCACAAAAGCGGCATCGAACTCATCGTAAAAGATCGTCTCGTCAAACTCCTCCCACTGCGAGAAGTATTCGCACAACGTCTTCGGCGGGTGATCTAGCGCACTGTCTGACATCAAGGGCTCCTTTTAGCAAAAATGAACCGTCGCGGGTAGGTACTTAAATAACACCACGCGCGTCAAGCCATGCCGGGGTCGCCCGTGCCTGCGTTCCTTATCCGCCGCCGCTCGGCCCCAGCTCCTGACCGTCTGGCCCCAGGTCCCGGAGCTGCTGGCCCTGGTGCTCCGCGTCCGCTCCGCTCTCTCCGCTCTCCCAGCTCTCCGCGCTGGTCCCGGGTCCCGGCCCGGCCCGGGTGCCGAGCAGCCGCTCCGCCTCCGCTACCGCCGCCGCGCCCTGGTCCTGGACCTGGTCGACCTGGTCCCCGGGTCCCGAGCTGGCGAGCTGACGCAGTTCGGATAGAGTGTCCCGCGCCGTTGCCGGGTCCAATGCCGTCTGTACTCTGTATTTGGCCGGGAGTGTAGCGTTCAAGAGACAAATCAGAAGGGTTGGATTCTGGCCCGGTTTCATCTTCTTGACCAGGTCCCACGCTAACGATTCGAGCCGGTCCCCGAATCCGCCCTTAGCCCGCTCCAGACGACCAGCAAACCCGAGAGCATCAACCCTCCGCCAGTATTCCGCCGTTTTCCTGGCCACCCCTGCAGCCTCACAGGCCGCCGTTAGGTTTCCAAGGGCTTCAAAGCCCCGGAGCACCTGTTCTTGTCGAGCCCAGGCAGGGAGCTGCAGCTTTGCTCTTTTTATCTCGGAGGAACTGGCAGAGGAATCTTCCCCCGCTGCAATCCTGGCCATCTGCTGACCCAGGTCCTCGGGCCCCAGCTCGCCGACGTCCCCCCGGTCCTCGGTGGCCAACCCTGGCCGCACCAGCTCGAAGGCCGCCAGCTCGGCGTCATGTTCCCGGTCCAGGTCCTGCTGCTTTTTAGTACTCATGGCCCGAATTGTGACCCCGTGGCTGGCCAGAAAACAAGGGGCCCGGTCCACCTGGACCCGCACCCCGGCGAAGCGACCGCGCAGGCCCCGCCGAAGCGGTCGCGCGCGCTCTGTATTCT